TAATAAACAATTTAACTTATTTAACCAGGAAGGTACTGTAGATAAATTAAAAGAAAGTATTAATAATTATACGTCAAGAACAACTGCCTTTGATGAATCTCATTTAAATACACCCAATAGAGTAGTATTATCTAATTTTGAAAATATTAAAAATGAATATAATTATTCAGGTCGATTAGCACTGCAACAAAAATTCATAAATACGTCTAAAAAATTAACAATACCAATAAATGGTAATTTATTTTTAAAAGGTAGTAATTTTATAAACGTTGAACTAACCGGGATTCCACTTAACCAAGAAATGAGAGATATTTCAGGATCATGGTTTATACTACAAAACACAACTGTCCTTCGACCAGGAATGTTTAAATCAAAAATTGTTTGTGGAAAATTAGATAAAGAAAAAGTATGAGTACAGTACCATTAAAAACAGGCATACCAAATATAGTGGATAGTAATGTTTTAGATCCAAATACACTAGATCCACAATATATAGATTTTAATTCTTTAGCTAAAGATTATGATAATATAAAATATACAAATGACCCAATAACAGAAGAAGCCGACTTCTGGGTAAATTTAGCAAATGCGAACCCGGTTGATATATCAGAACTAGATAATAGCGGAGAATTTATTGCATGGTGGTTAGATAAGTACCGTAAAAGTCATCCTTTAGTAAGAGATTTAGTTGAGCAAAGACTGCCTAATATAGAAGATACAATACTTCAAACTATATCAGAAAGCGTCGGTTTATTATTCACTCAATATTTAACACCGCAGCGTAGAAATATGCACTATGCAGATGAATTCGATCCAACACCAGATGGACCTGCAGCTAATCCAAACGATCCAAGTGTTACTCCATTTCCTTATAATAGTATAATAGATGATAAGTTAGACTTTGATACTCGTAAAAATATATTAGGTTTAAGTAAACGAGCGGAAGCTATTTTTGGACGAAATATGCAACAAGTTATTTACGGAGAACAAGGTCAACCAAATCTTCCTCATGGGACTAATCTCGTTACTGATTATATACACTATCAACGTTTAGGAGAAATACATAGTGATATTATGATAGAGATAGGAAGAATTTTAGGTGGAACATATAAAGTGTTATATTGGTTAACATGCAACAAAATTGCTAATAAACAAGAAGCTGTTCCCGTCGTACATACTCTCAGAGTTGAAAACACTGAGCAAGAAGTAGATGATTTAATGAACGCAATTCAAGACTCGTGGCGAGGGTTTACTATGAATGATATTAAGTCTTAGGTTCTACCTGATCAATATCAATAACATCTGCCTTTTTTAATAAACGATCTAAAACTTCTTCCCTACTTAACATTAATTCACTTTGTTTCTCAGCTGCTAGAAGTTGCTTTTTAGAATCAATATCTAGTTGCTTCGCCTTTATTGTTGTATTAGATTTTTTATCTTGAACAACTAATTTATTTAATGTTTCTATAGCTCCAGTAGATGCTTTAATAAGCTCAGCAAGAGAAGAGACATTTTCTGCTTCAGGCATATGATGAACTACTTCTTTCATATTATCTATTAACTCTAATGAATCTTGAATTAATTTTGATGATTTTTTAATTATAAATTCCTCAACATCTTCTTTAGACAAATCAATATTGTCTTCAGCATGCTGAAGTATTTTCTTATTATCTTTCGGTAAAGTTTTTAATTGAGATATTAAATCCGCTGGATCAATGTCATCCATAAAATTATTTACTTGAAAAACGAAATATATACACTATATTTGTCGTATGAAATTAAAAGGCAGCATTAACGAACAATTAAAAGCAACTGGAGGTCGTTTTCCAGAAGATTTTAAAATGAGTTTTGTAAGAACTCACCCAGATGCAAAGCTACCAGAACAAGCACATAAAAGTGATACTGGGTATGATCTATATAGTGTTGAAGAGGTTATTGTTCCTGGAAGAGGATCAGTTGTTGTTCCGGTAGGATTAACACTCGCGTACTTAACACCTGGTCTTTGGTTTAGAATAGAACCTAGAAGTGGTTTAGGGTTTAAGCATAACATTCAACCTCATTTAGGTATTATTGATAATGGTTATAGAGGTGATCTAGGAGTAAAATTATATAATTTTAGTGATACTGAAGTAACACTTCCTAAAGGAAGTAAAATCGCACAAATAGTATTATACACTCATTTTACAGCAAAAGTAACAGAAACTAATAAGGTTGATGATACTGAACGTGGGAGTGCTGGATTTGGATCTACAGGATGACAATGAGTGACAAAGATAATACATATTTTTTATTAACTCGATTTCCTGGACGATATCAGCCGTGGTGGGGATTCCCTTCAGCGTCTAGTGCAGGTCGTAAAAAAATAAAAGCTTTTAAAAACAGATTAAACCTTATACTCCCGGAAATTAAATTAAATGAAAATAAAACACTAATCGATATAGGCTGTAACGTTGGTTGGAATACATTTGAATTAGGTAGTAAAGGGATATCTGTTACAGGTGTTGATAAGAGTAAAAATTATATTGAACTAAATAACTTTTTACGCGAATATCATAATTTAGATAAAAATCATATTGAATTTATCGCCGCCGATGCAAACCGGTTTTTCCAAGGACACGAAAAAATAAAAATTAACAAAGATATATTTAATGTAAAGAAAAAAAACACAACATATGATTATTGTATTTGTTTTAATGTAATGCACCATTTTTTGGATGAATGGAAAAAAAACAAAGAACATTATAGTAAATGGATGCGTGATACTGGTAAAAAGTCTCTAGTTTTTAATGAGCGAGGAATTAAGCTGCTCAAAAATATTCAAGACAATTGTAAAACTGCATTTTTTCAAATAAGATTAAGAGCTTCTTTTAAAAATTATGAAGAACAAGATAGTAATTTTGTACAATATCTTATTGATGAAATCGGATTTAAATCATGTAAAATACTTCAAACTGAAAATAATAATGATTATTTGAGCGCCCCTAATCCAATATACATGTTTAATAATTAAAAATGACAATTTCTGACATCTGGTGTGAAAAATATCGACCGAGTACATTAGATGAAATAGTCCTAGATAAAAATACTAGGTCTTATTTTAATACAGTACAGTCGGAAAAAAATATACCTAATGTACTATTTGTAGGCAAGCCAGGTATTGGTAAGACCTCTCTAGCTAAGATTATCGTTAATGATGTTCTTAAATGTCAATATCTTTATATTAATGCCTCTGATGAGAACGGTATAGATACTATACGTACAAAAGTTCTTAACTTTGCGCAGACCCAAAGTCTCTTTGGGAATATTAAGATTATAATACTTGATGAGTGTGATGGGTTATCTATTGATGCGCAAAAAGCGCTACGTAATTCGATAGAAGAATATCACGACTTAACAAGATTCATTTTAACAGCAAATTATAAACATAAAATCATACCTGCTCTTCAAAGTAGATGTCAGGTATTTGATATCAATTATAATAAAAATGATTATATAACTAAATTAATATCTATCGTTAAAGCTGAAGAGGTAAAAATTAATAAAGAACAATTCACTTCTATTGTTAATAGTTGTTATCCAGATTTCCGAAAAGGTATTAATACATTACAAAAATATTACTTATCAGGTGGTAAGGATGATAGTGTATTTAATGTTACAGATTTCTTTAATGGATTAAAGGATCTTTTGAAGGAAAAGAAATATGTATTAATACGCAAATATATAATTGAAAATGAAGCATTATTTAATAATGACTATGATGAACTATTTAAACGGTTATTTGATTATATGTATACTGCGGAAATAGATATAGATAAAAAAAGAGACTGTTTAATTACAGTCTCTAAATATTTTTACCAGAATAGTCAATGTATCGATCAGGAGATCAATTTCTATTCTTGTATACTTGATTTACGAGTTTAAGGTAAATAATTCGCCGTACCTAAGTTATAATTACCATCAGGTACTTTAGTTTGCTGACCTACATCGATTGTTTTATCTTCTGCTTCTGCAGGCTTCAGCTGTACTTCTCCTTGCTCTCCTTTAACTGGTCGAGTTGCTCGTGCTTCCTCCCACGACATATCAAATTCTAACAATTCTACAGGTATTGTTAAATTATGTGAAAAGAACCCTGGGTTAACTTCAACAACAATATCTGCACTATCCCAATTTTGTGAATCAGTAGCTTCTGCTTGATTAGGGTTCCTCGCATCATATAAATTCTTTTTTATAGTAGAAAGCATAAGATATTTGCCCTGCTCAACTAATGTTAAAATCTCATTTACATAATTTTGCCTAGCTTCACCTAGACCTTTATACCAATCAGATGACTTGCAAGTACTTTTAATTTTAACATAATCTCCAGCAACCGGACCGGGTCTAGTAAACTGACCAATTTGTTCTTCAAATAATGTATCGAACTTACTCATTTCAATTATTTATTGTTTTAAGCACTTATAAATTAAATAATTATACATGGCGATTAAGCTCGACATACTTAAAGATAGAAAGAATGCAGATGCATATCGTAAATTCTCTTACGCAGATTTAAGATTAGATCTAGATCTTAATAGTCATATACCATCTACTCCAGTAGGTATCAGTAAAAATCCTATAGATTTTAGATTAAGCTATGATGAAAATGCTATTTTTAATTCTATTAAAAACATCTTTAATACAAAGAAAGGGCAAAAGATTTTAAACCCTTCATTTGGCTTAGATTTAGAAGTATTTTTATTTGATAATATTTCTAAAGAAAATGGAGATGTTATTGGTAAAACAATATATGAAGAATTACCTTTACATGAACCTCGTATAACAGTAGAAGCAGTTAATGTTGTCGCTAGACCAGATGATAATGAATATGAAATAACCATGTCTATTATTATTCCTCCGTTAGGTAACAAATCAGCAACATCAACTGGAATATTAACAGAAGGAACTTTTAAATACATTTAACCCATGAGTCATTATACAACAAATACAGAACGATCTAATATAACAGAGTTCGATTTACCGACAAACGCATATGCTGGTTTTGACGCACAAACCATGCGTGATTTAATTATTAATCGTCTTAACAACGATTCGACAATTAATTTTACAGATCAAAATTTCGAAGGTAGTAATATTTCTGTGCTTATAGACATACTCGCATACACATACCATACATTATTATTTTACTTAAACCAAACAAGCGCAGAGAGTAATTTTGCTGATGCCGAGTTATATGAAAATGTAAATCGAATTGTAAAGTTAATAGGTTACAAACCAGCTGGACCGCAAACATGTATATTACCAATTAATGTAACAGGAAAAGCAGCACTAAGTAAAGGTTATTATACAATACCGAAATTTACCTTTAGTACCGGTAGCGGTCAAACATTTACTACTATAGAAGATATAACGTTTGAAAAAACAACAACAACTGTCGAAACAATCGACCCTGTTGGTAATACATTAATGTATGAAGGTACTGTAGAAGAATATCCAGTAATATCTCCACTGGGTGAAAATTACGAAACAATATTTTTAAATCCTGGTGGAGACGTATTAATAGATCATTTTAATATTTTTGTTTATGTTAAGGAGACAAATGAGCAAAGTAAATGGTATGAATGGAGCAGAACACCGAGCTTGTTTTTATCAAACCCGAATGATAGACATTTTGAAGTTACATATAATGAAAATAAAAAATATGAACTCAGATTTGGAAATAATATTAACGGTAAGAAGTTAAACGATGGGGACTCTGTAGCAATATATTATATAAAATCATCCGGTACTCGAGGCAAAGTAACAAAAAATACATTGAACGCTAGTAATATAAATATCTACAATACTACACAATTCGATGAAATATTTGCTGATGTCAAAGATACATCACTTAATTATGTAAGTATATCCGCTTCACCTAATATTACTTTAACTAATACTGAAGATAGTACGGAATTCGGTGAACCAGAATCTGTATCAGAAATCAAACAAAACGCTCCTAGATTCTTTAGTTCGGAATATAGATTAACAACCAAAGCTGATTATAAGAGTTTTATACAACGTAATTATAAAAGCTTTATATATGACTGTGCAGTATTTAATAATAGCGATTATACAAACAATTATTTAAAATATATAAACGATGAATTAGGTTTAACAGACTACACTAAAGATACAAACGCATTAATGAATCAATATTATTATGCAGATAGTGCTGATTCGAATAATATATACTTAATTATTGTCCCTAAACTACGTAAAGAAAAATCCGTGGTTACTCGGTCTAACTACTTACCAACTGCATTGAAAGAAAAAATACAATTAGAGATTGAACAGTATAAACTATTAAATAGTGAAGTTTCTTTTCTCGACCCAGTTTATTTAAATGTTGATATAGGACTTAAATCTGCAGGAGAAGATTCTAGTACTGCATTTAGAAACACTACTGAGATACATTTACGTAGGGATTCTCGAACATTAATTAATGAAGCTCAATTAAAATCAAGTGTGTTTAATATAATAGCGTCATATATTAAAAAATTAAAATTAGGAGATACAATAAATGTAAGAGATTTAAATAACGATATTGAAGCCATTAAGGGCTTAGTCGATTTTAAAACAGTAAGAACAGATTCAGGTCTAGAGATACCGGGGTTGTCATTATGTGTTTTTAATCCTATATATAACGGAAAGGATATAAAATTTATTGACACAACGTTAAAACTAAAACCATATCAAATACCATACATACAAAATGAAGTAGCCTTAAAAGATAAAATTAAAGTTATGAGTGTGTTGGAAAGTAAAGCTATAGTAGAATATTAATGAGTACGTCGACAGATAGTAATAATGACCCTAACGAATTGCCGGTTTCGTTTACAGTGACTGTTAATACTTCTGGAACTAACCCAGATAGTGTTGATAGTCATCCACTAAAAGCATCTCATGCTGGGTTTACTCGTATATCAAAATTTACAGTAGAGCCTGTTCTCTCAGCTGCTGACCATTTAACTAAACTTGATATAACAAATTTATTTCACAGTAAAGTATCTAACCGTATAGCAAAATGGGACTTTGGTGATGGTTATACATTAAGTGGTACAGATGCATTTAGAGCTACACATACATATAATGTACCAGGAATTTATACAGTTGCAGTTTTCTTATACGATAAAGACAGTAATGCGTATAGATCGACATTTACAGAAACAATATCAATCTTTAATTACGCAAATACAAGCCTTGCTGTAGAAACTCGGAATATAACAGAAGCTGATGGAGCAAATGCTAGAGCTTTATTCGCCGGTGAACGTAAAACATTTAATATGGAAACCACGGCGACCTGGCAAGACATACCAGATCCAGATGAACCTGCAACATTCTTTTTTACGTCAAGTGGTAGTATAGCAAAACCATTTGATTTTAATAATAAGTACGGTCATATAGTACCGTTTAATGCTTATTATGATGAAAATAATAATATAATTAATAACGTTAACGGGTTACAATCAACACTACACCCGCATTATTTTTATGTAGGTACTAATAATACAATAAAAGAATGTACAAAGAGTCAAGCTTTTTCTAGCGAAAATACTGATGCTCATCTTTTATATTCAAGCACAGATGAATACTTTAGTAAAGCTGCTCCACAAGTTCGTAGACCTATTAAGTTTCAATATGTTGATGATATACCAACCAGTCAGGTAAATTTATTAATACGATTAGATACAAGTAAGCACAGAGTAAAAAACTTTTATGTAGATAATATAGAAACAGATATTAATAATAGTGGTCGAAACTTTTTAGAAACAGATGTTGCTCGTCCAATAGTTAAAGACAAATCTACTATTAATAAAAACGTAGGTACTACTATTGGTATACCAGTAAAAATTCAAACACCGTTTACTCAGCGGTTATCATTTACATCAACTGGAATGAAAGAGATGTCCAGTATACAATACAAACGTCAAGGGGATCCGTTTCAAGTATTCGTGGCTCTAGCTGATAAAAAACTAAACATTGCAAAATTTTATAATACGTTTTACTTACTAGCAGGAGCTAATAACCCACCTCAAGACAGACAATTGGCTTATGAATGGACAGATGGTACAACTACTTCAACATCTAACATTAGCAGTTTATGTACAGAGTATTTTCCGTATGACGGGACAGTGACGGCTTTAAGTAGTTATGCATATTTTAATATTACTCCTCTTGAGTCCGGAACATGGACGTTGAATATAACAGGAAGATTAGATTCATTTAACTCTGTAACTGCTGGTCTTACTTCATTAGGAAAAACTATAGATTACGATTCTGATGGTCCATTAGGCCCGGTAACAATCGGGACTAGCTCGGGAACCGCAATAGGCGGCGATAAACTAATTATGGGGTCTTATACCTTTACTGTATTTCCATCTACTAACGATGTAGAGATTTATAAAGTTAATGAAGATGTAGATTATTCAAATATATTAAAAAGTTACAGATTTCAATCCTTACAACATGAATACGATAAACTATTTGACGGTATTTTCACATCATTTGTAGGTGAAGCAAGCTCAAGCCCAACAACATTCGGTAAAACAATTTTTGAAAAAATTGCAAACTTTACAATGAATAATAGTGATGTTGATTTCTGTAGTGTTAAGTCACTTGAATCTTTTTATCATTTTCTTAATGAAGATATAGATACATCATTACCAGATGCTCCACCTGAGCTAAGAAGAATGTATGACTTGTTTAGTGTAAAGATTACTAGATTATTAGGTGATTATGAACGGTATGATAGGAGTTTTGATACTCGGTTTTATACATCATCTGCAGATAGAAGGAATATAGATTTTGATAATAAAATTACAACCTCATCCTACTTAGTAACCGCTGGTAAACCATTTATTGCAAGACAGAGGTTTAATAATGAATTTATTTTTATTAACCCTCAACAAATTCCAAACTTAAGTGCTGACGGTAAAATAGTACATCCTAATCCTGTTTTATCTACATACTATTTATCTACATATAATACATCTACTTTAAGTGGGTATAGTACATGGGGATGGCCACTAGATACAACTGTTACTGGTGCCTCTGGATTAGATTTATTGTATGATTTTTATCCGTTTACATCCTATAGTGTTGTTTCTAACGAAAATGTACAAAACAATATTATAGACTATAATAACAAGTACAATTCTGTTGCAAGATCAGTTTCATCTCTAAGTGCATCATGGGATCCTGCTGGTGGAATAGTATATAAGAATTTAGATTATCAAATTAGAAAAGGACTAGACTTATAATGGTATCATTAAACACACATAATCCATTATCGTATAAAGAGTGGAAAAAGCATTATGAAGAAGTTTTTAATGCATCAGAACTACCTACTCTATATAATAATTACCTCACTGAATGGAAAACAGAAAAATTAGAAAGAGAGGCAGATGATGATCTTTATGTAAGAAATATATATACCCAGTTTCTTAAAAATATAAACCTTAGTACAATAGATAATAATGTTGTAAGGTTCCTCGATCGAATCAAGACTAATAACATTTATGAATTAGAACTAGCAGTACATTATTATTCTGAAATAATAAAAGATCAATTAAAACATGTTCGAGACTTAAGAGAAGATTTTAAATTTACTAAAACAAAAAATAAACTTAAATCCTCGAAAGCAGGAATAACGAATTATCTTAAAAACTTTATCATACGGTTACTTAACGATAATACGTTTGTCACTGAACGTACTAATACGTTGGTTAGTGATATAAACATACCGAAAATTGCAAATAATTTTAGTATCAATTTAAATACATATGCATCAGATGATTTTGTATACAATTTTCATAAAGTAGATAAAAACCTCGTTTTAAACATACCACAAAAGGTTCTCGAAGAAGTACCTAATATTAATCAAGTATTAACGGTTAATAAAGATCGAACACCTTTAAAAGTTAGAATAAATAACATATCTGCGCCTAATAGTATACTTGGTATAAATCAACCATTTTCAAATTTTGAAAGATTACCGGTAAGATATTTTAAGGATGAAGAGAAAACGTCAAACAATTTAAAATTTATCCTTGAACGAGATTTAATTCAAAAATATATCTCTAATGACCTATACTATATAAACAGTATAGCTAAAGAGGTAAATAAATTATTTAAACATTCTAATTCAACAAATAATCTCTCTCAGAGATATGGCCCGAATTTATTTAAAAAATTAATTAACATAAAACATAATGAAATATATCCTCAGCAATTATCTTTCTTTAATACTGGGGTAACCGTATTTCACTCAAGCAATTTAACTTATTCAATAGAGTTGTCAAGTCTACGTGGCTCTGAATACATTATACCTGATCCAGATAAATTCGAATCAGGTGTTAAGTGCGTCGGGGATATTAGAAATAGTAAAACAGGTGAAGTAGTTAAGAACATATATAGAAAAAGAAAACCACCTTTTAAATATAAAGCTAAAAATGCTCAATTTAAAAATGATAACCTCAGGTCTGGTGTAAACATATATAACAATAAACTATTACGTAACTACGGATATCAAAGTAAAGAAAACAGTTTAGATTATTCGTTCACAGGTATTAATAAAAAAGAAGACGCAATAAGTTTTTGGAATGATGATGCAACCCATGTTACATGGTTAAACGAAGATACATACCCAATAGAAGATTTAAATGTATATCCTGAATCAACTAGATTAGATGATTTATTAATTTATAATAAAACAGGAGTAAAGGTAAGAAGTGATATTTACGGTAATGAGTTTTATTTTGTAAAATCTTTATATCCGAAACGAAAAGCAGATGGTGCAAATGTAGATACACCAGCCGCTACTACATCACCCTCCGTTACATCGGCTGAATATTATGATGGTTTATTTTTTGATACAATGCTACAAGCGATATCTTCTTCATATTATCGCGCTACTGGTACATTGTATTCTAGTATAACAGGAATGTATGATACATTTGTCCTAGCAAATGATGGTACTGCTGATCTACTAGGTCGAACTAGTTGTACAAATGGTGCGAGAGATAATTTTAATGCACCGTTCCACGCTGAGACATGTGATACAATTTTTACCAATATTCTATCTAGTAACGGTGTTTCAGCTGCATCTGGTATCGACTGTGGATCGTTCATAGATCATCCAGGTACTGGCACAGATTTAGTATCAACATATTTCCAAGAAACAACAGTACCGTATTATACAATAGATACAACATCTATTTATACAAGTAATAATACTGTATTTGAAAGTACATCCCTTAATAATTTTGCTTCTACATCTGTACAATTATTTGATCAACAATATGTAAAAGCTGGTGAGATTTATATAAGAAATGTAGCAACACAATTAGTTGAACCATTGTCAACAGCCTTTGTAAATGTGTTTAATAAGCATACAGATGGCTGGACGGATGGTTCGTCGACGGGTAACACAAAATCTAACATATTATCAACGAGTAATATTGTAGATTTTGATCTTGTAGAAGACACAATATACATACAAACATCAGCAGAAACAGTTACTGAGAGATATAAATTTGAAGATAAAATATTTAAAGTCGCTGCGAGCTCCAAAACCCTAGTTTTGAGCACATAACATAGTAAATAATTTAAATGTTCACAACAAAACAATCAGACGTTTTTTATAATGACCAAACAAGAGAAATGTTTGTGTGTAAAGTTAGCTCCATTTCCGGTCAAAGATGTGAAGGATCAACTGATATAGTTTATGGTGCGTTACCTATAGTATATAAAATTGATAAAAACACAAACTATCAATCAGTAATATATCCTAAAAATCTTGATACATTTAAAGATGATAATAGAAGTGATTTATTTGATTTACTTCCGAAAAACTATTACGGGGATGATACGAATTTTAATTCTATTACAAAACCACTTATAAATTATAATAAAACATCTGATAGATATTCAGTTACATGTATAGGTAGATACACAGCAAGGACTGATGGTTTTGGAATATTAAATTATATTTTTCAATATATAGATACTGATTTTTATTTATTAGATACAGAAGCATTTTTACCTAAAGATAAACTAGGTAACAGCCCATTTACATTTAAAAGTGGTTATTTAAATTCTGATTTTATTATAGGTGGAAATCCACTTAGATGGAACGAAGAGATTGACACTGCTTATCAAGAGAGAGTTACGGATTACTCTCTTACACCGACACATGTCGATTATAACGATAGCTTAGGTTTTAATTTAATGGCTTATTGTCGCAAAGGTACAGGTGCAGGTAGTAGTGAAAAAACTTGTCTCACTGCAACTAAACAATCTGTATTTCAATATTCCGGAGGTTATATTACGTATAACCCTAAGTACACAGCATTTGATTCTAATTATGACATACGTGTAGATTTTACAGCAAAATCATTTCAGGTTCCTACAATGACCGCTTATAGGTCACTTCAATCCAATAATTCTGATAGTCACCCGTCTAGATATATAGATATAGCTACTACTGCGAACGGTGGACTAACAGGGTCCGGTGAAGGTTTTTGCGCATATTTTTATAGGAATCCTACTGATGGTATTGTTGAACCAATGGGAGTAGGTAGTACATTAGGTTACGCAAAAGCATCTACCTTGGCAACCGAAATTGAAGAAAATGCTTCTTCTGGTAGAATACCGTTAAGCGCAGGTAATGTTGAAGGCTTAATTGTTAATAATTCTAATATGTATGGTGCTAATTATGGTGCACCAGCTGATTGTTTTTTAGGAGTAGGGTTTGATATTAGAGGAGATTTTTGTACTACTGCTGACGGAAAAGAGGGTTGGTTATCCGCTGGCGGTGGAGCAGGTACATGGAGCCATGGAAAATGGTCAGGTGGTCATACTAATAAAACAGCTCCGAGCTCAGTAGGCATCCGAGGTAATAGAGATTCTTTTACAAGAGTATTAACGTGTATGTCAATATCAACAGTAGCTGCTAGCGCAGTTTCCATGCACCAGCAATCAGCTAACGCTACAGGGTCTGATGTTGACTTTCAAGACTATAGAATTGATCTCACTAATAAAGGTACTCGAGTCACGATATATAATAAACTTACAAGCGCTACAGACTACAATACAATAATGGAGTTTGACTTAAATAGCGTAAAAGATAATAAAGGATCATTTTATCAGCCATGGTCTGTTGGTATTGGTACTACAGCTGTTGGTATTGGTACTACATCTCCTTGGCCAGGTCCTGGTTATGCACCGGGAGTTGGTGTAGGTACTAGTGGTACATATCAATCAGGTAAACTTGAACCTGCCCCTCTTAACGTAGGCCTATCATTTACAACATCGAATTTTAGTAGTCACTTTGAATTACACTCATTTAAAGTAACAGGTGTAAGAATGGGTCAACCGACTAAAGCAATAGAAAAAATAGACAATATAACTACTGTAGAATATCTAGAAGAATCGTCTGCTAATTTAAGAAGAGATTTAGTCACTATTCCTATTACAGATCCTGTCGATATTACAATGTTAATAAAACGAGAAAAACTTCTCGACAGGATTGATTTATGCGCAGCACCGAGAGAATGGAAAACTACTGAGATTGAAGCTAAGTGGACAGCTGTTAACACAAGGAGAAACGATATACCTGGTCCTCCTGGTGAGCAAGAAAAGCCAGTAATACAAGATCCTCCACCACCTCCTACAAAATGTTCCGGTTGGTATCGTAGGTGGCCAACAACTATAACTGATCCAGAAGCAGGCCCAGCGACTGGGACAGATAAAGACACAGATAGCTCTAGTGGTGTATGGGCATATACAGTCGGGCCCGCAGCCGGCAACCCATCTGGTCCGATCGGTCTTCATCCGTCAAATACAGCTCCCTATTGGGCATCAGTGCCTGGTAGTGATAACAAAGAATGGATAGAAGTTAATGCAGGTGGTAATAGATATTTACTTCAACAGAAACTATCGATATTTGGTGACGATGCGGGGTCAGTTACTCTCCCAGAAGATTTTAATCCTAATTTTGCATCATGGCCGTATGCAACAGAATCCGGTGCTGCGCATCCAACACATTGGAAGCATTTTAGCCCAGACCAAACAATCACGCTTCCAGGCTACCGGGACAATAACGGTAAGTGGAAGACGCTTGAAGTTGGTACTGTCGGTACCGGTGGTTTCAGGTCCCTCTCATTTCTAGTTTATGCAAAATGGAGAGACTGTGAAACTACTCCAGAAACCACACCTATAGATACTGTTAATGAGGGCGAACCTGAGATAAATGAACCTATACGGAAAATAGGTCATTGCTGGGTTAAAACGTGGGACCAAATTGACAAGATGCTCCAGGACTATTATAATAAGTGCCAGTACGAATCACCACAAGAATGTCATGATTATATAGGGTACGTGTCTAATTTAGAAGATAACGCGTTATATAAAGATGAATATACCCATCATAAATGGGGTCAATTATTTGGAAGAGTTGAATATTATTCCCGGGACAATCTAGACTCTCTAGTAGGTCTCAAGCAAGAAGTTAAAAATCAATTTCAAAACGGTATAACGTATTTCCGCAAATGGGGAGATAGGTTATTTAATGGAACTATTCGTTGGAACCAGGGAAGAAACTGTGTCACTACGAAGAATGCTAAGGGTAAAGATATAACAGTATCATGTGATCCAGAGGGTTGTTACATTGTGGCTGGTAACTATTTAGAACATGCAATGCGTGCTAGTCAGTGCGGAGGTCATGGTGCAGCAATGTGGCATGATGGTGTTGGTTCACCAGGAAGAGATGATAAATATGCCTATAGAGATCATAGTACTGGCACTACATGGACGAATAAAGAAGCTTGGGAGTGGCGAATAGGACAAGGTTTACCTGAAACCCGAGATGAGAATGTTATGGGTATTGGTGCTAAGGTCGGTACAGATGACTTTCACAGAGCCTTAGGTACAAGGTTAGATTGGAAAGGATGAACATAGAAATAGAATAATATGAATACGTATACATATAATGTAACAGGAGGAAATTCCAGCGGTCATAAGCATGGTACTCCAACTGCTACTAGTACACTATCTACGTTTTCTGTGTCCCTTACCGGTACTACTAGTGTAACATTTTCCTTGTCTTGTTTATCAGCATATGATGATCATGCAACTAGAAAACTTAATAAAATAATTGTTGATTTTGAACAAGACGGGTCTGATGAATTAATAATAAACAGACCAATAACAACGACTTCAATACCACCGATATCTACAACTACATTTACTAGAGTTATTGAAACCGAACCAATTGATAGTTCAATAAAAAATGTATATTTAACTTTATACAGAGACGATCTCGAGGTTGATATGATTGATATACAATTCACAATGAATCAACCTGGTATTGAAACATTTGAAGATATTAATTTAATTAAAACAGATTATTTTAATACTAAAGATACTACAGATGAAAAACTATTATTAACATTTGCTAATAAAAATCCTGAAGTATTAGGATTGAATTTAATTGATATTAACGCTGTAGCAAGAAGTGAATTTGACCCAGCATTGGCGTATAGTCAAACTATTAGCTCTGAATCATTTAATGTTGGATTTACAACAGAATACGTACAAATAGATGCTAATGAATCTAATACTGGAGATTCGATTATAGTAAAAATTAATGATATCTATAATCCAGTTACTAAAAAACCAAAAGATAATGATAATATTACTCTGAAATATAGAACTCGTGCTGCACATCCCGACACTGGGAATATATACATACCAGGTCAATCACTAGCAGCGGGAGATACTGCATATGTACCTCTAACTGCTAATTCATCGTTTATGCATTTGACTGGTTATATAAACTGGAACCCTGGAGACTTTATTAAGGATATTGATCTAGCTGAAAAGGTAATATCAGTACCATTATTAGATATTACAGGAACAAGATCATCATTAGCAGACGCACAATACTTCTATTTTACTAACGTAGGTACAGGTGTATCTGTTTCGCAATTACCGGTTGGCGGTTATTTCATGGTAGATGTATTTGATCCACAAAGCTGTAATACTATATCAACTGGAATAAGTACAATTACTGCGTTTGTAGATTATTAACGACTAAATAATTATATGGCTATAGAAGACGAAATTGTAAATATATCTGATTTAGATGTCGGAACGGAAATATTAAAAACAGATAAGTTGCTTGTTGAAACAACCAACGGTACTAAGCTATTAAACTTTAGAGATTTTGTCATCGGTCTTGATAATATTAGTTTTTATCATTTAATATCCGGACGAGGTGATAATACCGGTAATAAACAATTTTTTACAGTTGGCGGGTTTAATATATTAAGATCTGATACAGATACAGATCATAAACCTACATATTCAGATTTAAAAGGTACCATTAACCTAGGTGTGCGTAATTACGATGCATATACTACATTGCAAGATATTTCAGGTAATGTAGCTCGCAACCGAAGTGATATACAAAACATATTAGCCAGGTTAGGTCAAATTACAGCCCTATTAGAAACCGAACAAAAAGTTCAGTTAAAGGATGGTGCAAAAATACGCTTATACAAAACGAAATCATGGAACACTGCTACTGACTCCAATCAAAGAGGAGATCTGGAGTGGTATGACGGTCGACCAGCAGACCTTGAAATTCGAGCTGAAGGAACAGATACTGATATTGTCACAATACCAGCTAGGTTATTAGATACAACATCATCATCAGTTGAATCTGTTAACTTTAAAGTATCAGTTACAGGGAACGATATAACAATACCATCAAGCGGAAATCTAGCTTTTAATAGAACTACTATTGAACCAGCTATTGGAACTGTAGTTCAGAACCCGTTTAAGATGACATACCCTAGTGCAGCACAATTTTCAACAAGTACAATATCATTTGATGCGTATATAGAAATATTATATGAAAACGCCGACACTAGTGCCGACGCTGTTCCTGTTACGGTGTACATTAATGGTACTGAAGCACGTAAGGCGTTTCCTAAGAAAGTAGGGACCTCATATATATATGATTTTAGTTTCGTCGATGAAGTCACAAGCGATGGGGTAGTTCTTATAAAGTTCGGCAGTTCCGGTAGAACTGGATCGAATGCTCCAAAGATCGGTAAAGGTTCATCGTTTTCTGGTGTAAGGATGTTCTAATAATGAATGTACAAATTATTGATAGTAGCTCTCTACCGATAATTGAGTATCGTCACATACACGATGCAACTATAACACTCCGCAAATATAGAGAAAATTTTAACTTCGGATTAATTACAAATCAATATTATTTTAATCAAAATCTAAAAGATAAAAAGACAAACTTTAATACACAATATTCATTAACAGAGTTAGCAGAATTATCTACTATAGCAGAACTTAAAATACCATTTACAACTAATACTGTTAGTTCATTTACTACAACAATAAAACAAGGAGATAAGTATCTGAAGACTTGCTACACGGATGCAGGCTCCCCAATTAGTAGTGTTTTTGTTAATGCGTCAGAATTTAGTACTCTAAGTAGCCAGTTTTTCTATACGTTTCATATTAGTAGCATTCCAGCTCCAACTACTAGTGACGGTCGTTCTTATATGCCGTTAAATAAAAGAGAAGCATGTTATATAACTCAAACATATAATAGTAATACATTTTATCTAAGTGCACCGTATCATCAAGATGAAGCAGCGAAATGGCAATCCATTACACCTACTACAGACAACCGAGCTTGGCTCAGCTTTTCTATCGATAATGATACGATCACTTTAAGCAATAAAGCAACAAACATAAATGATTTAAATGTTGGTATTGGAACTGCTGCTGATCAGAAGGCGAATATATTAATAAACAAATCTGATGTATTATATCTATCAGCTCCTGGTACTTGGCAAAATACTGTAGCAGATTTAAGTGCTGGATTCTTCACTATAAATAGAAATGTTTTAACTAAAGACTTTAAAACACTACCTAGTAATTTTGTTAAATATAAATCAGATTATAATGTTGATAAGGTATCACTAACTAATGTAGAAGCGGTAAGTAACAATTATTTTGTATTCAATAATAATTATAATTTTTATCAAGACAATAGCGAAAATAAATTCATTGCTCATGTAGATTTCTTCCCATTAAAAAACCAAGCAACTCTACATGAGTATTATTCTGAAAATAATCATTACAATTATGAAGCTGATACTAATAATAGAGTTTATGAAAAAATACACGCCGGTGTTCATCAACAACACGGATATCCTAATATAGGATTATCATATAATATTGGTACATATGATTTAACTTTTAAACCTAATAAGCTAACATATTTTACAACACCTGACTCTATATCACCGTATACATCACTTAATATTAATGATTCTAAAATTGAAAACTTAGGTGCTATACCTGGTACTAATCCATTAATGTCAGATAAAGTTTTCAAAAGAAGAGAAGTAATTAAAAATAATTCGTTTAGTGACTCCCCTAATCCAATGTACCTATGTAGTTGGTTGTCAGGTAATAGCGACGGAGATACAAGATGGGTAGATAGATACTACAACCCATTAGCTTCTAATTTTTCTGCTGCATTATCAGGCACCTCTCATTATAAAGTAATAACAGCTGCAGGAACCGAAACAACAGAAACATTTGATGTGTCGTCTAACTTAACATTCGAGCCTAATAACGATTATGGATACTATCATGTTGGTGATCAAGATTATGAAAAATTATTTGATGCATTTGATAGTAAATATAACAAAACAAAAAAAGCCGAATATTTAAATCATAAAGGCATACCACTAACACAAAAATTTGTTAAAAGGGATCGAGAAATAATTTTAGACGGTAATAATTTTGCTAGAGATAAATCAGACATAATAGGGGACTTTAGTATGAATTTTTGGTTACATACTAAAGATAATAATAAGCCTTTTTGTTATCAATTATTAGGTAACCTGCAGGAGGATGGAATAGGAATATTTAATACTGATCTTGTAACACCAAATATTATATTACCTGTTAACAATACAACAGATAAAAATAGTTTAAGTCAAACATACTTTAGTAAGTTATTATTTTTAAATAATGATTTCGAAGTATATGATTATATTATTTTAAAAGAAGGTAACCAAGAAGTTACTATTGATGGTATTGCTCGTAAAGATATTTTTTCTGAGTTTTATGTACTAGCACATACGGAGGTGACAAGTAGAGCACATGACTCTGTATTAGAGAGAGATGTAGAATGTCGAACAAGAAAACAATATATAATATATATTTTTAATAACAATAACCATCTAATAGGTAAGATAGAAAACTTAAAAGATTCAGATATTCAAATAGATGACTTTGATGTAGATGAAGATAAAATTGACGTCTTATTTGCACCCGTAGACGAATTTAAATATTTTACCTACAATACTAAAACAAATAAATTTGGTGGTGATGTTCAAGGTAAATGGAACCCGTCTACATGGACAACTGCTAGTTCAGCGTGCCCCGATGCTGATCCCGATGGCGGCCGAACAAAGTTCCCAATACCAAAAGGTAGAAAGGGTAAGTTAATAAGAAAGGATGGTGTACTATATAAATTTGATGTTGATAAGTTTGGAAATGGAAATGAAGTAACAATTGACAATAATAATATACCTTGGGTTATAAGACAAGACGATCCAACAGATCAAGCTAATGAACAAACCCACGTTAAAAAATTAAAGAAAAGAAATGTAACAGATTATAGAAAAATACAACAAGACGATAAAAATGATAGAATATTATCCGGTCTAGATAAACGATCTAAAATTCATAGTATTATAAATGACGAGATAAATAACATAATTGTACTACATGATGAGAATGTTATTTCTATATTAGATAATGATCGCAAGTTACTCCGCACTAGAGAATTTTGTAGTTTAAGATGGACAGAAGGTGAATCATATATAGACTTAATTTATGACTTTGAAGATGGAGAATATAAAAAATATATATTACTGATACAACAATTTATTGGAGGTTCTAGACTATCAAAGCTCGATCCAGATACATTAAAAATAGTTTATAGTAAGAAGCTTCATGGTGTTAATCTTGGTTCTCTAAAGCTAACCAAGACAGTTACATCATATGGTTATTTAAAAAAGACAGGAGCAAATAAAAATAGACTAAAAATCGTATTAAAGAAAAAACCAAAATTCTCAAGTACAGGTAAGTACCCTAGAAAAACGTCAATAATTGATTTTGACTTCTCTACGTTAAACCCAGGATATAATCATTTCTTTATTAACGTATCTTTAAATAAAGGGTTCATGTGTTTATATGTAAATGGTAAATTAGCTAATAAAGTAGACTTTTCACCTGCTAAATATGCCTTAGCAAATATACTTGAAACAGGATTATATATAGGTGCAGTATCAACTCCGTATTATATAACACTAGCTAACAAACTACTACAAGAGAAAAAATATTTTGTGCATAACGCAAAGATAAAGGGATTTAAAATCTATAATAAGATTATGACTTATTTTGACATGCTGGCACATTATAATTATCATATTGATGATAAAGACGTAATTTGGTCTTATCCGTTAGGACAGAGAACGTATATTGACACTATTGATAAATTATTTAAATTTAATTATCCAGAAAAACTTGCTAACAAATATAAAGTAGAAATAACACACACAGATATATCAGATCAATTACTACTAGATAAAATACAGGAACGTATGGAGTTAGAACTACAGAAAGTTACTCCATACTACGACGAAATAAAAAGAATAGAATTAACTTAATTTCCGGTTAGAAATACTCTCTTTATATTCTCAAGGTCACTAACTACTTGCTGAGCTAATGAAGCGCGTTGCGCGTCGCCACTCTCCATAATTAATTGCTTACCTTGATAAGTATGCTCGTTAACTATTTGACGGTACTTAGCAATTGCGCTATCAATAGCAGCATATGCTTGAGTAGGTTTTGTACGTTCGAATTCTGATATATTTCTCATTGTATTAATATTTAATTTCTGCATTATATGGTTTTAAATGTGCAACCTTATTAAGCACTCCACGTGTATTTTGAGAATGATATTTGCTATAATTTTTTATTGCATCAATATCAAAATCCGGACAATAAGGCTTTATTAACGTTGCATGTCCCCATGTTTCATTCCATTGAGACCCTGGCATTGTATAAACAGGTACTCTATTCCATTTAAGTTGATCAGCCCATCTTGCTCTATAATTTTTATCAGGCAGTTTTGGATCGTTTATTTGGTTGCGTGTAAAATTATAACCAAATCTAATCATACCTTTTTTGGTCCCAAACCAAAGCCAATCATACATTGAGCTAAGAGATGTATCTTTGGATTCTTCAGATATAGAACATACTATTAATTCATCATCCTCAGATTTATTCTTCTCGATTAAATCTACCAGTCTTTCAACCATATCAGGTTTTGGTTCGAATATTAAATCAAACCGACCACATAACATCAAATCATATTCCTTTTCCGACTGCTTTAAAAGTTTAGTAACCCTCTCAAACGATCTCCATTGATGTACATGTTCATTGTTAAAAATATACTTTTCTAATTTTTTTATTTTTGGACTACTTGAGAACGTTACATATTGACCCAGATAAGAAATTACTTTACGTGGTTGAAAATCGTTTAACTTACTTATCCATTTGCAATGTCTCTGATGATCACTAACTTCTATATATGACGGGTTGTATATGTTTTGTAATCTGTGCTTTAACGTATTTATATTATATTTAAAGGTCAATGGCTCAACATGTTGGGAGAGCTTATCTCCAAGAACGCCCATCAAGTTGTCGTAATTATCTTCCCTCTTACTAGGTATTTGATTACGACCGACGACACTGTTAACATTCCAAGTATGTATAAAGTAATCTATTTCACAGTTTGAAAATGCTTCATCATAATATTTTTTAACAATACTATAATATCGTGGTTGACCGAATAATAAAATTCCTAATTTATACATTAATAAAAAAGCTTCTTTTCGTTTAAACCATCAAGAAGGTGATATAGATCTATAAATTCTTTTTTATACATCCTCTCAAATTTTCGAGCATCAACTTCCCACTTGTTGTAATAATACTTATCATTCTCTTTTTCACAATCTTGATCAGTATAATTTAACCGTCGCTCAGATACCTTAAGCATATTGTCTTGTATCCAATGTCTAAATTCATGAAGAAAATGACTAACAAACGTATCAAACTTTTTCTCCTGACTCCAACCGTTTTGATCTAAATGCTGAGTAACGTGAACCTCGTTAAATCCAAAATAATACCCACTACTGAAATTTGGACATGCCTTAACTTCTAAATTATAATGTCTGTCTACTTTACTACGACGCTGAATTTGATTAAAAAATATGTGAGCGGTCGCTTGAAGCGTTTTAAAATTGATTTTATTGTCTTTTAACCAGCGCTTGACTCGAGGTTTGGCAGTTAAATCAATCGTGATCATATAATTATTTAGTCAGATGCCCAATATTACAAATCGTTAAATTCCTGCGTTTCCGAACGGGTCTCCCCTCTTAATTTTACTAAACTTTATAGGATTTGGTGATAGGAAATCCCCGGTTTCCCGGGGATTCCTAATTCCATTACATCCTTAAGCTGTTATTGTCAACTCCGCCTGCTTTACGACTGGTTTTGTGAACCTATCCGTAGTTGTCAGCAAGTTCAACGCCCTGCGCTTGAATCGATCCATTTGACCACCTGGAGTACTAAGACTACCAATCCGATTCTGGATATATTCATGATTCTTATTCTCAATAGCGTTAGCCATTCGAG